CTACCTAAGAAGTGGTTGAAAATCGCGTCCGACTTTCTCCGTTTTTCGACCCATGGTAAGTCATCCATGATCCTTATTGGCTTATCAAAACCTGGTCTTTAACCTCTTTGTCAGGGAACAACAGCCGCGGCGACTCATATCGCAAAAGCGAATGCTACCGGTTACAAATTTCATATATATTTTGTAACTACTAGGGTGTAAATCTTACACTGACTATCCCACAAAGACTTTAATACCAGACCGTTAATAGATCACGCAGTCTTTACCCCGTCCAAGATTCTAGCGGTAAGAATCCTCAAGAAACTCCTGCGATACAAAAGAGTTTCCGACTTTCTGTAAGGAAGACATAAAAGCACGCGAATTAGTATGCGTGTAAGTCCAATTACGACCTACTCTCTTCTTTGAGAATGCCCAGATCTTCTTATAATCAAATATTTCTACCTGATAAGACAGATCATAGAAAGTCCCAAAAATACCGTATCTCTCGGGCCAATTGTGTTTCTTCGTCGAGAGATTAATTCGCCTTCTAAATCGAAGAGACCACTTTGTTTTTGCTCTTTGCTCAATTTTAGGATAAGAACAAAATCCAAGTGAAAAATCATCCAGGCATGATACCCGAACGTCGTTCCTATGAATTTTTATCTGATCCACAAAGCGGTCGCTCATTCGTTTAGGTAAACGGTACCACCAAGTGTCTTCGAAAGATCCGGGAAGTTTCATTATCGCTAATGAAAATTCTTCGTCAGACTTCCGATTGAAGCCACCCAGTTCTCCACCTTTCTTCATTGCGAAAGGAAATCCCATATTTAGATAAGGAACCAACAACCATTGGTAACAGATTCCTTCTGGAAGTCTAATTAATTTCTTGACAAATAATTTAGAACAAAAGATACAAAACTTGTTCGATAAATAATTTTTGCCAAGAGATTTAGTTAAACCTCCGGAAGATGTCCGTTTGTCCCAAAATGGAAAGAAATCACGAGGAATGAAAGATAGCAAGTCGTCACCTACTATCTTAACAATTCCTGCAAAATCTCGCCTTGAGATTCCTTTGAACTCTAAATATTCGATTATACTTTGTACGAATAATAAATAATTAAATAAACAAAGTATTGGAAACGAGTACCTACAACCCATAAGCTGCCCACGACATTGATCATATGAAAATTGCTCTCGTTTACTACCCCGACCAACAGAAGCACTAATAATCTGTTCCGTTAAAGCAATCTCTAATATTCGTAAAGAAATAGGATCCAAAGCTAACATAGGTAAAATTAACGTGGTTATATCCATGTGAATTTTATCTGTACTAGCCTCAAAATCCCCACTCAATGCATAGAGATCAGTAGTTCCCCAGAAAGTGACACAATTATTGTATAATTGATGTACGTCACTTTCCTCCAATTCTTTCTTGCAATTCGAAAATTCAAATTTTCTTATTAATTGATCGAAAATTTGTTCACTAAGTTCATTATATAAACCATTTATATATGAACTAGATTTTGAGATCATTCGAACTTTCAAAGGTTCTATGATCGGAATTGCTATAGAATTGTGGATTCTACTCTTTAACTCCGGACTAAAAGTCTTCTGACGAGCTTCCAAAATTGCTTCCTTATGGTCAAAGTCAGCCATATAATAAATTTCTCTATGTCTACCAAAAATATAAGAATATTCAATCTTATAAAGACATTTGAAACTCATTACATAGCCGAACATTTGACTATAAGAAAGTTGAGATATTGCCCGTTGAGTATCTTGATCAGGAAGTAAATCAAACAACTCTCCCCAAGTTCCCCCTTCACTCCGTTTTCGTTCGAGTGAAGCATGTGTGGACACGCTATACATGTGAGAAGGTTTTCTTACACCGACCTTTTTCAGGTTCAGCTCTGTTAACCGTTTCTCGAGATCACCAAGGACTTCAGGTGGTGTCTCCTCCATGCAGGTTAGTCTATCTTTTTGTCCTAGGACAGCCGTATCGACCATCCCCTCAGAAACCTCAGGTAATCCTTTTTTAACACCCTGTAACAGAGTATTCAATAATATAGCGTCCTGAGTTCTCTTCATCCTTAGGCGTAGTAGACGACACCTTATTTGTCTTCCATAGGAACCAGCAAGTAAAAATCCACGCTCATGCCAGCTCCTGATATCCTCGGGTTCTTCTTGTTCTGTACATTTACAGAAGATCCAGTTAAACGAGTCTTTGAGCAGTTTAACCCAACTATTATCGAAATTTAGATCCATAAATACGATAATACTTGCAGCAACGTCGGATGGTTTCGTTGCCAACTTGGGAAATACGATCTGTAACCAAGTTGTGAGGACATCTACAATCCACGAAGCATACTCAAGGTCTTTTTCTGAGTAATTCAAGCTTCGGAGTCTTTCCAGTGAGGATCGCCTTAAACGAACATTAACGCCAAATAATCTAATTGTTATGGCTTGGTTGTGTTCAAGGTCTTCACCTGAGAGGGACGATGGGTCTAATTTCCAACGAGACAGCAACTCTCGTACCATTTGAGTTGCATGTGCGACTAAAAACGATGGTTTTGCTAACGTTTTAGTATTTGACATTGAAAATCGCAAGATTTATTTGAATGATAATACTCTCACTTGGCCAAAAC